TACCTTCCATGTGGTCGTATTCGTGCTGAAATACTCTAGATGCTAAACCAGATAACTTCATTTTATGAGTTTTTTTATCTACGTCTTCATACTTTACAACAATCTTATCTGGTCTTTTAACCTTTAAGAAAAGATCTGGATAGGATAGACAACCTTCTTCCATTTCAACTTCTTCGGTATATGATTTGATAATGCGAGGATTAAAACATACCATTACTTCGTTATGTTCCAAATCTCTTACCATTACAAATGCTCTTTCCCAGATGCCAATTTGATTTGCAGATAAACCAATACCATTATAATGGATCATATTATCTACTAATGTTTTAGATAAAAAATTTCTATCTAAATTATAACTACAAGAATTAATTCGATAATGAAATAATTGATGTTTTGGTTCTACTAGTTCTCTTATCATTAGAATCCTGATTGAAACTTCTGCCATTCAATGGCATTTTTAATTTGATATGTACGACCTGAGATATTACGGATAATCTCTTCAAGAAATTTAAGTGTTACATCATAATACTTTATCTTCATGTCGATTGTATTTAACTTCTCATCTGCCTCCATATGCCTTTGTATTGCGTCCTTTTCCCTAACCTTATACGGAAATGGGTCTTCTGCATATACCTCTGCAGGTGCTTTTCCTGTATAATAATTATGTCTTTCTAAACGAATACGATTATATGACTCTCTTGCCTTCTCTCTTAATAAAGAAATAGTATTATAAACTGTATAATATTTTGAGTGAAGTTGAGGTATTTTTAATGATTCATTATGTAGATTATCAGGGTCAATGTTCGCATCACGCTCCCACATCTCCTGAATTTTGTCAAGATTCATAAGCGGGTTCTACCATCCGTATCAAATATACTATACACAGTATACCTCATAACTACCTCTGCTGTAAAGTAGTTTATGTCGGTCTCTGTAGCGTCAAATTCTAGAGATGTTAATGCAACTGGAAATAAGTCATTAAATTTTACAATTGCAACATCTTGAAAATTACTATTTAAAATGTGTAAACTACCATCACTGAATACTTCTTTTTCATCTCTTATACCATCAGAGTCTGTAGTTTGATCTTTAAATTGTTGTGGAGTTTCTGGAAAACCAATACCCTTTAACCAATTATGTACTGCCATATAGTTTTTCATGTTCTCATCAACTAGAAATCTTATAGTTAAATCACCATAAGTTAGTTTCTCACCAGGAACATCAATATCTTTTAGATAAGATGGTTGAATAGCAGTTCCAAGTGATAACTCTGGTATTCTAGCAGAGTTTGAGAAAAAAGAAACCTTCGGGTATTTCGCCAAGGTAAACTTAAATCCAACAGGTGCGAGAAAATTGCGGTTTTGTATTTGGTTGGCAAATGGGTCAGCCATTACTCACCTCCACCTCCATTACCACCACCGCCGTTTCCACCGCCGTTGCCTCCACCATTACCATTTCCATTACCATTTCCGTTGCCATTACCATTTTTACCATCGTCATCACTATCTGAACGATTATCTGGTGCTAAACGACCACCATATCCCATTCTATATCCAGTTGGGATTTTTTTGCATTTCTTGTCTGTAAAGCAATAGTATTGTCCTGCAGGACATTTCTTTGCTTCGGTAGATTCTTTAAACTCTTTATAAGTTTTTTTTGTTAAAGTACTTCTGTTCATGTAATTTACAAACTCTTTTGATGCATCAACCATGTTATCTATATCTTCAAGAGATAATTTCTTAACGGGAAATATATTAGACCACCTATAACTTAAATCCATAGGTGACTGATAAGCATTAGTCACCATGTAGCTCCATATAGTTTTATCTAATCCTGCTACTGGTGATGATGCAGAACCACTGAAACCAGTATTACCTGTTGTAGATGGATCTGTATTCATTGTGGGAGTTTCTTTTAGAAACTGACCAAACTTCTTCACTCTTCTATAATTAAATTAAACCACTCTTCACTCATACCCTTAATTATATCATCAGCAGATTCTTGATCTTGTGCATATCCTTCATGGATAAGATGATCAGAAACCTTCTTATAATTTTGATGAGCCTGTTGAGTTTCTCTTGGACTTGCTTTCATCGGTAGTTTTAGCTTTATATGTATTTAGACAAAAAAAGAGACTCCCGAAGGAATCTCTTAGAAAGATATGTAATATCTGAATTACATTAGGTTTGCAACCTTAACTCTTCTGTAGTATACGTTACTGTTACGTGAAAGTACACCAGGAGTGGTGAGTGTTGCACCCTTTGCGAATGGGTTTGCAACGATTCCGTAACGAGTCTTGAATCCAATTTTTGGTTGGAAGTTGTCTGCTCCGACACTTCTTACCATCTGTAATGGAACATATGGGCAGTAGAATATACCTGCGTCATAAGGTGAAGTACCTTTATAACCAGCAACATAGTACTGTGAAGCAGAACTGTTTGCTGCGTATGGGTCAATATAGACTCTGAACTTACCTGCAAGAACACCAGCAAATGTATTACCTGTGTCATCTACGTTTAAGTTAGCATTAAGTGCTGGAGTGTAATCAAGTACACCTGCCATTGTTAATGCAGAAGCAACGTCAGCAGAACAAAGGATCATGTTGCCCTTTCCTCTACGAGTTCTTTGTGCGATTGCGTTCGCATCTCTTTCGATCTGGAATATAAGTCCTTTGAACTTTTCAACAGACCATCTTCCGTTTGAGTCAACGTCTAAGTCGAATGTACCAGCAGTTGCTGTATTGACTTGTGCACCTGCTTCAGCAACGTTATAGATCGTTCTAATAACTTCTCTATTGATTTCAGCAAGGATCTCAGTTGAAAGAATGTTTGCTAACTCAGCCTCTGCGTTCAATCCGTGGATTGCCTTAAGGTCTTGAGCAAGTTCTAAACTGTACTCTGCCTTTAGTGCTCTAGACTTAGCAGTAACAGTAACCTTCTCGATTGAGAATGCCATCTGATGGAAAGCATTTGCTGCCTCACCTCTGAGTGCTTCTGCCTCAGATGTAGACATACCCTGACCTACGTTGTAGATCTTCTGCTGTGCTTGGAATGCTGCAGTACCAGTACCAGTAGCACCAAGTAAACCTGGATTTGAACCAGATGCTTGTGCAGTTGTACCCAAACCAACGTTTCCGTCAACCATTCCAGCAGTGTTTGTTCTGCCTTCATTCTGACCAGAGAATGCTGAATCGACTTCGTTGTAGAATGTCTCATCTCCTGATGGACCTTCGTAACGAGATCTCATTGCGAATATAAGTCCTGTTGGACCATTCATTGGTTGTACACCAGCAAGATCATAAGCAACTAAATTCGGCATTGCACGACGAATTAGACTTATAAGTACAGGGTCGAAACCTGCAACTGGTGATGCTGCTGAACCACTAAAACCAGCGTTTCCTGTTCCGCCTGGATCTGTGTTCATTGTTGGAGCTGCTTCTGAGAGGAACTCCTTCTCTTCTCTTAATGCCTTTTCTTGGTTTTCCAAGAGAACTGCTGTAACCATCTTACGATGTGCGTCTTTAATAGGAGTTGATCCTTCCGCATTTAGTAGTGGTCCCCATTTCTCTTGTAAAGCCTCAGTATTAATCGGGGCTTGCATTGAAATTTACCTTTTTTAAGTTTAGTTTGAATTTATGATATAAAAATCATTTTTTAGAAACTCTAGTCAGAGTCTTAAGATATGCTTCCATAGATGGACTTACACTAGATGTGAAGTCTGTGGAACCTGTCTCTTCTGTTAGATTCTCTGTTGTGTTTCTTTGAGCTTTCTGTGTTGGGAAATAAGATTCCTTCAACGTTTCTAGCTTCTCACGGTATGCTGTTTCACTTTCAAACTCAACATTGTCTACTAAACCAGCCAACTTGTCCTTTTGTGTTTGGGCAAGTCCTTCAGTTACTTCTGCAAATACTACATCAGATACTGACTCAGCTAATCTCTTATTCAGAGCAACATTCTTTTCGATTTGCTCGTTGAGTTTATCTTCCATTTCATCAAGTTTATCTACCATGCTCTCGATGACATCGTATTTTTCTTCAGGGATTGTTACATAATGTTCTTCAAATAGACTCTTCATTCCAGTTATGAATGATTCAGTCATTTCTTCTTTAAGACCAGATTGAACTGCGAGTTCGTTTTCTTGTGTCCACTCGTCAGCAACATACTCAAGGTATGAATCTAGACGGTCTTTTAATTCTTCTTTAATTGAAGCAACTTCTTCAACAAGTTTCTCCTCATACTGTGCAGTTATCTGCTCAGATATTTCTTGAACTTTTGAATTAATTGCAGCTTCAAAAATAGTTGCTGCTTTTGCTTTAAAATCTTCTGAAAGATCTTCTCCTTCAACAAGAGCATTGATGTCTGCCTCGATGTCGATTTCGACTTCTGCTGTCTCTTCTTCAGATACTTCTTCAGATTCTGCAACCACTTCATCCGTTGTTTCTTCTTCTTCAGAAACTACTTCATCAGTAACTACTTCATCTTCGGCAACTATGTCACCTTCGATTTCTGTTTCTTCCTCTTTCATTCCCTTTCCTGCAGCATCACCAGGTTTTGCACCTTTGTTTACCACATCCTTCACTTGCTTAAGTGTTTTGCCAGGTATGTTTAGTTTTGCCGAATCATCATCGACTTTATAATTTTGGGGAGTCGGGCCACCTAAATCTTCATACGATGGAGTTTGACCAGGAGTTGCTCCTGTTAAACTTGGCATCGCATCAGGTTTAGCAGCTCCTTTAGTTACTACGTTTTCCATTTCTTGTAAATTGTTGCTACCAACGGACATTGTTATTAAAAATTAATAATCTGTATTTATTTATAGAACTTAGAGATTAGAGAGAAAATCGTTAAAAAGATTTAACTTATGCTCTTCTAATTTTCTTTGATCTACAAGTGTATTAATACGATTTTTTGTATTTTGTGCGAGTTGTTCACGAAGGATTCCACCTTCCCAAATCCACTCTTTTCCTTCCATAATTCCTGATACAAAAGCATCGGGTGCAGAAGGATCGGCAACGATATCAGCAGCAGTTGCTAACATGAAATCTTCACCTACAACTTTGCATCCATGAAGATCTTCTTTTAGTGATCCAACACCACGAGAAGATACTCCAAGTGTTACACCTTCACCGATAAGATTAGATGCAATCTTACCCATAGGTGTAGAAAGGAGTTGTGCCTTTCCTCTAAAATTATTTCCCTCTTGAACAAGAGATGTAATTTTATGAGATACACGATCAAGGTTTACAGTAGGACCTTCGGGATGACCGAGTTCTCCTAATGCTCTTCCTTTTTTAACAAAACTTTCATTGTATCTATGAACCTCTTTTGCGAGAGTTTGCATAGGATACATTCTACCATTACGATTTTTAATTTCACCTTGAAGGAATACACCTTCAATATACATTTTCTTTTTAGCGCCTTTTCCTTCGACGATAAATTTAACTCTTGAAACTTCCTCTGTAATTAGTTTCATTAGAAATCTCCTACTATTTGAACTTCTGAGATATGTGTTTTACCAGTACCTCTAACTGCGACTTTTACAACTTTTCTAAGTTCACCAGTAATTGTAGCAGTTGATTTATCACTTGAACCTACACCGATTGATACTTTACCAGATTGACTACTTTCAAATCCTGATGTACCATAGTTTGGTCCAATATTCTGAGTGACTACTGCAGATGTTGTATTAAAACCAGTTGCACCAGTAACCTCAACTGTATCACCAACAGCAAAGGGTGATTCCATTCCAGTAGGAAATGTGAAAGTTGTTACATGATCTGATGTTGTTACACCGACAATATTTGAGGATGCAACTTTTTCTTTGAAAACCGTTGCAATTTTAACAGGAACATATATGCTACTGTCATCTGTTGCTGTTGGAGAAGTTCCAATTTCAACAAACGCATCACCACCAGCTGGTGTTACTCTAATATAACCCGACTTTAACGGTATTGATGCACTTGTTGCGTTTCCAGTAACAGATGCTATTTTTTGTACGACCTTAAAAGCTGCCATTTTTTATTTCAACCGTGATAGTGTTATTTATATTTCTTCCTCTTCTTCCTCTTCTTCAGTGGAATCATCCATTGAATCTACAGGTTCGTCGGAAACTTCATCGTCAGTTGTTGCATCAAACATTTGTGCTGCTATGTCTGGTTTTAAAGCATCTATTCTTTCAGCTGCTTTTCCGTACAAAACATCTTTGATTTTATCTGTGACTTCTGAAGGCGATTTATCCATCGCAATCATATCAATTAATTCATCCATTTTTTAATAATATGTTAAGATATCTTGACTATTTATATCTCCGCCGACTTAACATCTTTTTGGAACTGTGCATCAGTTGCTGCACCATCTGCTTCTAAATCGGGTTCTGTAGGAACATTTCCTAAATCTCCACCACCTTCTGGAGGTAAAGGTTCACCAGTAATTGGATCTACTGCACTTGGATCAGGAATAATTCCATCTTTAATTTCCTTTTTAATTATTTCATCTTGCTCTTCAATTTCTTGATCAGTTTGACGAAGAACTTTTGTTCTTACATAATGATTGGAAAAATATTTACCAATATAAGGTTCGATTGTTGCTAATGTTCCAAGTCTTTCATTCATTAATTCAGACTCTTTTAATTCTGCAAATTGATTATCATATAAGAAGTCATATTGGATATGATCACTTAAAGAATCCCAGTCTTCTGGAGTGATAATATTCTTTAAAATTAATTGTGTTTTTAATAAATTACTGAATAGATTTCCAAATCTTTTTCTAAGTCTTCCTACAAATTTTGCAAACTTTAATTCATCTCTTAATATCTCT